GCCGCTCTTAAAGTCCATGACCACGGCAGCCGTGGAGACGATCTCCTGTACGGAAATGGTGGAAAACGCATCCTCCAGCGTGTACTGCACATCATAGGAGGTCTCCGTAGAAATCTGCCCCCGGCCATAGGTGAAGGCGGTATTGGAGGCAAAGGTCACCCCGGCGTCCGTCCACTGCTCCGCAGACACCTGCTTGTACTGGACAGAAGTTTTGAGGGTGTTCTTCCCACCGCAGGTGGAATAGCCAAAGGACACCATTGCATGGATATATGTCCCGTCATCATCCAGCGTCCCATTGCTTAAGCAACGCTGGGACAATGAGGAATTGAAGTATGGCGGGGAATAGGCGGTTACCGTGATTGAAACGGAAGCCTCTGCCGATACACGGCCTCTGGAATCCGTTACGGTAGCCTTAAAGGTAATTGTCCCGGAATTATTAAGGAACCCTGTCGTCAGCGTGGAAGCGGAACCACTGTACCCGCCACCGGTAATGGAATAGGACTTGATGGTGGAGCCATAACTTCCAGCCGCCCCATTGATCGTCAGCTTTACCTTGGACTTTGTCTGCACATAAATTCCCCATGTACTTGGCACTTCTCCATCAATCCGGGAAGCAGTCAGGCTGGAAATAGTCGGTTTCACACTGGCAGAGATACTTAAAGTCAGCGTACAGGTTTTGGAACCAATATTCGTATTTCCGTTATAGGTCGTGCAAGTGATTGTGCAGGTACCGCTAATCGCATTCGGGATCTGGCTGGCCAGCGAAAGAGCTGGCGTCCATGATACAGAAGTTGCCGTTGTCTTGGTTGCAATTGTCCCGCTGGTATTTCCAAAGGAATACGTCAGCGTATGCGTAAAAGCGGAAGAAGCACGGCTGATCGAAATCGTACCGGCAGACCCCATCGTCATATTCGCAGCAGATACGCTGGAGGCACGGGGTATGCTATCCAGCGTGATATTGGCGCTGGCTGTGATTGTTCCATAGTACGTCCCACTTAAGGTTGCCCGGATCTGGAACACTGCTGAAATCGCTAAGGACTTACTGCCATCGCTGGCATGATTGACCGTCCTTGATACCGTTCCCAGCAAATGTGTCCCCGTAGTACTAATCGCTGGGGAGGAAAAAGTCTGAGCCGATCCGTCAATTGTGCAGGTATTGTCGCTTCGCCCACTGATATTCAGACTCCAGTCATTCACCAGATACAGCTTACAGGTAATCGTAGACGTATTGGCAGAGACATTCTTGCTCTGCGACCAGTCCACCCGCAGCTTATAGTGGCCGTCCCGGATGGAACCGGAAAAACTACCGCTGGATGCCATCGTTCTCACCCCTTCCGTTTCTCAGCATCTTAGACGGGACCTCTCCATTTGATTGAAAGGTTCCCATTGGTTCTCGGTATAAAATCAAACCACCCCCGGCTTTCATTGCCGAGGGATAGCTTGTTGCGGATCTCCGCATTGGTAATCACAAGGCTCTGGTTGGAGATATAGGCAATCTTCTGCCCATTCTCTTTAAAGGCCAGTTCCTCGTTGGATAGTTCTGCTGTGAAGGCGTTCCCGACTTTTCCCAGTTCAATCAAAGCACCTTTAAACCGGATATATTCCTCCAAAAGCAACTGGTTCGTAGAGACATTTTCCTTGATTTCGTCCGTAATCGTAGTGAAATCCATCCGGATTTCTGTGCTGCTCTGAGTAATGCTGGTTTCAAAATCCTTCTGGATCGTCTCCATTTCTGAGCGGGAAATGAATTCCTCCCGGACGGACATATTGATCTGTTCCGAGGTTTTCGTGATCTCGGAGTAGCATTCCCGGATGTTTTCCTCCAAGGAGGCAAGGTCATCCTCATAACCGGAGAAATTCTGGAAGGTTGCCTGACAGCTGGTGATAAGCGCCATGCGATCACCTCCGGTCAGTTGGATACATCACACTGCAGCGTCAGGATACTGTCAATATCCGCTGCGGAAAGGTAAATCACCTTCCCGGCCTTATCAAATTCTGCCGCATGACCATCCTTGTCCTGCGCATACCATGTGTAGGTCAGCGACTGTTTCTCTGTGGCAGCCGCCCAAGCCGAGCCGGAATACTTCATCAGAGTAACCGTCTGCGCAGAATGATCCACCTGATACCAGAAGTCACCTTCCTCTGGATTGGACGGAGCCGTCTCCGAGATACTGCCAAGCAGCGGATCGACTTCTTTCTGGTTGGTACGGACGATCACATAAGGCACCACACCGCCGAGATTATTCTTGACCGTAAAGCCACCGATGGAAAGCATCTCCGATACATAAGGGTCGGATTTATCTTCCACCGTGATCACATCCTCATAGGTATTGCCCTTATAGGTCATCGTACAGCGGTAGGACTGGATGTTCACGATATCCGCCCCTGATACCGACAGGGTGGAGGACGTTTCTCCTGTGATATTCTCCCACTCACCACCTGTGTATTTCGCCCACTGATAGGTAGCTCCTGTCGTAATCTCAGAAGCGCCGTCATAACCAACCGCTGCCAACGCAAGGCTGCCGGACTGGTTAATGACAACAGTACCTTCCGGTGCATACACAGAGAATACGATTGCATTGGCACCGCTGGCTCCGTTGCTGCCCTTGTTGGATTTTGTCCATGCAAACTTCTTTACCACGGAGGCTCCTGAAATCGTAAAGGTCAGGTCAATCGTGCCATTTAAGACCGTTGCCCCGCCAAGAGTCGCATTAGCGGCAAAGGTCAGTACCACTGATCCGGCTCTGGAAGCGGTCGCTGCTGTATTGCTCTTCACTGTCACGCCAGAAGGCAAAGTTCCCACCGTACAGGTGCAGGCGACCTGTGAAATTCCCACATACCCCGTAAATGGGATTGTGATATCCGTAGCTGCTGCTACCAGCCCGCCGGACGTACAGGCGATATTCTGTGCCTCATTCCCAAGGATGACGGAAAGCCCGCCCGTTCCGGCTGCACCCGGTTCGCCCTGTGAGCCATCATAGATCTTCGTAAGCGAAGTCGTATCATAAACATCCGGGTCATCGGTCGCCAGCTTGATCTGAGCCACCCCATTAAAAAAGACAGCATGATCTGGTTTCACTACCAAAGTGCCGCCGGAGATGCTGGCATTGTCCGATGTGGTGGGATAATCCTTCCATTCCCCGGTGCTGTCTTTATACTGCCATGCCGTGATCGTCACTCCCTGCACCTGTGCCGTCAGGGTAGCCTGCTTGGCCCCGACCAGAGAAGAATTGGCGTCATACTTAAATACATAAGTATCTGCAGCAAGATAGGCCAGCTTTGCGTTCTGTGCATTACGGATCAGCGTATAGGTGATGTCGGCGGAGATATTGACGGTGTTCTTTGTCTCTGAGTCGTAATAGCTGATATAGCAAAGGTAGGTAAGCATACCAGATGTAGCCGCTGACAGTTTATTGGCATTGACCGTCAGGACGCCTTTGGAAACGCTCTCCCCGGAGGTCAGCGCCGCCTCCGCTCCGTTTCCCTCTTTCCGTTTCCACGAGATTGTAAGCCCCGATGCATCCAGCGCCAGATTGGTCTGATCAAGAAATACCACCGGGGTAAGGGTCAGGGGTGTGCTGGCCCAGTCCGGCGCATAGGTATGGGGCAGCACGTTGGGATCTTCAATCTGCGACTTGGGCAGATTGGAGGTAATATAGGCCGACAGTTTCCTCTGGTCTGTGATATCCACAAAGGTCTGCTGGCTGGAAGTCAAAATTGCCATATTCGTCTCCTCCTGTTTAAATCGTGATTTCACAATAAAATGATGCGTTGTCCGTCACATCTTCCGTGGTAACTGTGATAGATTTCATCCCGATATGGGAACTGTCCCAGTCTGCATCAAGGTCTTCCCGGCCGGAATTCCGATGCCAGACAAAGCTGCTGGCCGGAAGGGTATCCGTGATTTCCTTGTCCCACGAATACACCCGGCAGCGAAGGATGCTTTTCTGCCCCTTATCCCGGAAGATGTTCACCCCATCCACCACCAGCTCTGTCCGGTACATCTTCTGGGCATTGATCTGATCGACTTTTCCCGTAATCACCTCGATCTTGGAGGTCTGCCCTAACAGTTCATCTTCAATAGAAGTGATATTCTGGTCTTGCTTCGCAGACTGGGAAGTGAGCCGGACGCCTGCCGCCCCGATGGTGATGGTATTGCCGGAAGGGTCAAGATAATCCCGTGTCCGGCTAAGGCACAGATATGTCCCGTCAATCCCGTGTGGTTTGGAAATGCAGCGCACATACATCCTTGCCCGGATATCCCCGATATCCGCACCTGTATCGGACTCATCCACAATAGTCAGTTCCATGCTGGTGACGCCTTTGGCCAGTTCTGCGATCCGGGCATTGGCTTTCCGCAGCAGATTTCCCGCCAGTGTCACATCCTCCCAGATCTCGGTCGTCCAGATCCATCCGATTTCTTCGACCGCTTCCTCATCGTACACATAGTTCTTGCCGTCATTCACCGCCGTAATATCCAGCCGGGTGTCCGTCTCGGTTTCATTACCCTCCTCATCGGTCTCCGTCAGTTTCGCCCCCAGCGGAATCAGAGCCGTCACCCGCTCCGTGTGGTCACGGGTGATCTTCACATCGGTCAGGTTCTTGCCAAACTCCACGGTCTGCAGCGACCGGTCGGGAAAGTCCTCCAGATAATCCAGCACCTTCCCGTCTTCCGTATAACGCACCTGTAAGTAACCGCCGTGTGTCTTGACCAGCTTGTCCTGTATGGCCTCCAGCGTCACGGAATAATCGGAATTGCTGTAACTGATATAGTCGTTGTTGTCTGTAACCGTCACCGTGCCAATAGTGAACTGCTTCTTTTCCTCCACGGCAGCGTTATGCACAGAGAGGAACTGCTCCAGCAGGCCACGGAGCGGCCCCTGATAGGAAAATGGAGGCTGCATGGTGTCCTTCAGATACGCAAGGCAGGACTCGCACGTCCATGTGTGAGTGTTATAAAAATCCGTGCCGTCATCCAAAGCCCGCCCCTCAAAGACCGTGAGGTCGTCTTTCTTACAGACAATCGTGGAAGCCGTCGGCTGAATCGCAGAAAGATAAGGATGGTTAAACGGAGCAGAGAGGGTCAGACTGTCGATATTCTCTGCGTCCTCCTGCACCTTCGCCTCCGTGATGGAAAGCTGGGACAGATGAGGATGATAGAATAACTGCCCATCCACAAACACTCGAAACAAACTCATAGGCGTCCCTCCCGATACCGGAAGGTGGTCGTGCCTTTTCCCGTAATGCTGAGCGAATTCTGCCCTTCCTGCAGTTCCAGTTCCGGGAACGTCCACGTCCCGGCGCTGACGGACTTCTTGAATACATCTTCACCGATGCTCCAACTGAACGCCGTCTCTGCTGTGGTGATAACCGTAGGTACCACCGGCATATAGTCATTATTCAGGATCACCGTGCCGCCTCCAGTAATGGAAACTTCCGTTTCTTTCGTGTGATACCGGTAGGAATCCCCGTCCGAGCAAGACAGCACTATCTGCCCTTTCCCCGTAAGGGGATCATAGGCCGGTTCCAGTTCCAAGGTACCCAAAGCATACAGATCCAGCTCCTCGCTTAAGATCACCTGACACAGCTGTCCGGCGTAGAGATTGGCAAGGATATCCTTCATTTGATTAAATTTCTCCCGGCTCCCCAACATGGACAAGGTAATAGAAAAGCTCCGGGGCTGGTAGGATACCCGCCCAAGAGCCTCCGTAAAACGGATCGGAGCATTGCGCCCCGGTACCACAACCGTATTGGTCTGCGACTGCGGCGTGGGAAAGTCAATCTCCTCCCGGAGCCAGCCCATCGCAAACATCCACAAATCATTGATTTTCACGTCTGCCCTCATAGGCTCAGCCTCCTTTGCAGTTTCTGTGTTTTCCCAAGACCGCTGTCAATGGCAGGGAGCAAGTGTCCTACCAGCGTCCCGTCATCCAGATACAGTCCCTTGCAGCTATTTTCCGCAATGATCGCCAGATACTTCTCCATTGCGCTGGTATTCATTCTGCTGGACAAAATATTTTCCAGCTGATTATAAAATCCCTTCAGCGGAAGCACCGCCTCCCGGCCAGCCTCACCGCCCGCCATCATGCTGCTGCCGTTCATGCCAAAGATGGTCGGTTTCGTTAGGATACCGCCTTCCTTATACCAGTCAATCGACAGGTGAGGAACGCTCGGCGGGGCAAGGGAGAGCTTACCCGTAATCTTGAAATGGGGCAGCTTGATCTTCGGCAGTTCCAGCTTCATGCCGGAGAAGAAGCCGCTGATCTTGTCCACAATCCCTTTGATCGTATTCTTTGCCGCTTCAATCGGCTTCGTGATGGCGGTCTTAATTCCATTCCACACCGTGGTTGCAGTACTCTTGATTCCGTTGAATACGGAAGACACCGTACTCTTTACCGCATTGAATACGGAAGAAACCTTGCTCTTGATCCCGTCCACTACCGTGGAAATGACAGATTTAATGCCATTCCACACCGTAGAAGCCACCGACTTGATGGCATTAAAGACAGAGGTCACCGTATTTTTGATGGCATTGACCACCGCCGACACCTTGCTGCTGATGGCGTTCCAGATGGAACTGATCACGTTCTGGATAGCTCCCATAATGCTGGAGATCACACCGGAAATCGCAGACAGCACGGAACTGACGGTATTTTTAATTCCGTTCCAGACGGAAGTAACGATATCTTTGCAGTTCTCCCAGATAAACCGGAAAGGCAGCGTGATGATGTCCACGGCTCCTTGAATGATAGAGCCAATCAGCATCACTGCTGTCTGCACTACGTTACAGATGCCATTCCAAACATTCTGCAGGTGGGTCCAGAGGTTTGAAAACCACGTTTTCACACTTTCGATCATGGTGCCAATCCCGGTACAGATGGTATTCCACAAGTTTCCAAACCACTCCGTGATGGCACCCCAGTTCTGGATGATGGCGATAATCCCGGCAATAGCCGCCGCTACCGCCGCGATCACAGCAATGATCGGTAGGAGGGAGATATTCAACGCGCCTACGGAAACCGCCAAAGCCGCAATGACCGGAGTCAGTGCCGTGAAAGCTGCAAGCAGAACGCCAAGGATGATGATAAAGTTCTGCACTGGCCCCGGCAGCTGCTGGAACCAGTTGCTTACCGTCTGGATTACCGCAACCAGCGGAGGAAGGATTGTATTGGCGATCTCAGCCAGCTTCTCTCCCAGAGGAACAAGGGATTGCTGCAGCTTCCGGGTGTTGGATTCCATCTCCTGCATAGGCGTGGTCGTTGCATCGAACAGCCCCTGTGCAGAACCTTTCACACTGTCATAAGTACTTCCCACCGAAGTCAGGGAAGTGATGAATTTCAGGTTCCCATCCTCGGCCATCGTTCCAAAAGCAAGAGCTGCAAGGTTTAAGGCTTCCTGCTGGTTTGTACATCCGGCAATATCCGCCACGATGGAGTCAATCACCTGTTTCTGTGTAGCGCCGCCATTCTGCCAAGAGGTAAACAATTCCTGTGTCTTCGTGGAGAACATCCCGATGGACTCTCCAATAGTGCCATCCACCAGACGGGTGGTGACCTCATTGATGGCATCGTTGACCTTGTCCAGGTTGTAAGCGCCGTTCTTCAGTCCGTTATCCAGAAGCTGGAAATATTCAGAAGCAGAATATCCCGCCTGCGCAAATTTACCAGCATACTCAGAAAGATTATCGCCCAGCTCATTGGTCTTATCCAGCCCGTTCTGGGTACCCACCACGATGTAGTCCATCGCCTCCTGGGCAGTCAGGCCATACTGCTGCATGAGGGAATTGACGCCCCGGAGGGTTTCATTCATGTCAATGCCGTACAGTTCCTCCAGCGTAATCGCCTGCTGAGTAAGGTTGGTCAGATCGGTCTCGCTCAAATCCCCAAGGTTCTTCTTTACCATCAGAACCGCATTTGCCACGGCATCCATGCTTTCCCCGACCCCGGAGGAGTACACGTTTTTAATCACATTAGCGGACTGTTCCGCTGCCTGTCCCGTCTCTCCAAAGTAAGCGTTCACCTTGGTCACGGCGTTCTCGGTATCGGTATAGGCATCCAGCGCCTTATCCCCGATCTCCTGGATCTTATCGCCCACAGCAGACAGCTGATCTGCCGCCTGCATCAGCGCAGCGCCTTTCGTGTTCTCCGCAATCTGGCCCACATCATCCGCTGTATTTTCCGCAGCGTCCCCAGCCTCGTTCAGCTGCTGGATCAGGTTTTGGATCGCCTGCCCGTCATCCACGGTATCCAGAGCGTCTGTCAACTGGCGGATATCGGCTTTGCCGCCTGTGGCAGACTTCCCGATCTTCTCAAGGGCCGTCCGCAGCTGGTCGGAATTGGCCGTCCCGTTTTTTATGGCAGAAGTCAGCCGGGTGCCAAGGACATCTGCATAATCATCCACCTCTGTCCCCGTAGCGGCAAACAGCTTTTCCAGCCGTGCGGTATTCTGGGAAAGGGCGTCCTGCTCTGTCTGCAAATCGGAAAGGTCAGCCTTATATTTGTTCAGCTTCCCACGTGTTTCCTCGATTTCCCGCTGGAACGCCTGATATTTATCTACCCCGATATCCCCACGGGCAAAGGCTGCGGTCACCTGTTCCTGTGCAGCTTCCAGAGCCGACAGCTTTTCTTCCGTCTGGCTGACTGCCTGGGCCAGCAGTTCCTGCTTCTGCGCCACCAGCACCGTATTGGAAGGATCGAGTTTTAGCAGACGGTTTACATCATTTAAGGCAGACTGCGTTTTCGTGATAGAAGAATTGACGCTCTTCAGCGCCTTATCAAGCCCTGTGGTATCGCCACCAATCTCAACTGTGATACCCTTAATCCGGTTCGCCACAACCCTCACCTCCTTAAAAATGGGCATGAAAAAAGCCCGGATTGCTCCGAGCATGAAAAAAGCACCGATTATTTCTAACCGATGCTGCCTCAGAACTTATCGAAGTCCTCCTGAGTGGCAAGCCGCTTATATTTCACGCCGTCATTGGATTTTTCCGTCCACATATCCAGAACCAGCCCAATCGTAAGCAAATCCAGATCCCGGATGGAAATCCCCAGTTCCACGCTTCGCAGAAGGAACAGCGGCGTGGTCATTTCCCGCTCACTTCTGCCAATCTTTTTTTTGACGTCACATCCGTCACAAGATTCTCACCCCACAGTTCCAAAATCTGTGGCAGCACCTCATAAATGGAGAACATATCAAACTGATCCAGCCAGTCCTCAATCTTTGCCGGAATGCTGTTATCGGCATGATAGGCCATCACATAGGCCACGTTCTCAAAAATCTCCAGATCCTCAATCTGCAATTCCTCACCATTTTCCGTCTTACCCTTATAGGATTTTTCCAGCTTGGACAGATCCTTGAAAATATCCCGTTTGAACTTTGCCCGGTACAGACGGGGGATCGTGGCAGAGGAACGGAAGGGCACCTTTTTCCCGCTGATTTCTATCTCACGCTTAATCATACGCTTTCATCCTCTCCACTTATTTCTTCTGGTTCTTCTTCAGCTGGTGTGTACACTGCTTTATACCAATTTGTATAAGTACCGGAGTCTGTCGTGTCACCAGTACGCGCCTTGACCAGCCCATCGGAACGTGGATCAGCCGTAATCGACAAAGTCTCCGTTCCCGGTTCAATCGTATCTTCCTTTGTCTCCGACTCAATAGACGGTCGAGATGCCGAACAGTTATACAGCACATGACGGATAGCATTAACATCCCCGTCAAATTCAAAGAGCAGTGCAAATTTTACACTTTCACCAACACCGCTATTCTCTACCAGCACCCCTTTCGCATCCAGCTTCTCCTGCAGGATCTCCGTGCGGAACCACTCCGGGATTAGGGCAATCTCCAGATCGCCGCTGTAACCATTGTTGGTCACGCTACGGAAATACACGATACCATCCGCATAGAACGGGCTGGTTTCTCCCTCCGCATCCAAACTGATACTTACTGCGCCGGGGATTGCCTTCGGCTCCGCATACGAAAAAGTAGTCGTTCCATCGGAATCCGTCTCGGTCAGTTTTGCAGCATGGACATTTTTCAAGTTATACTTCACCTTGTTTCCCATGAAAATCATACCTACATTTCAAATGAGTAGAGGACTTCATAGAGTTTTTCGCTCTCGATCCAGACCTCTGTTTTGTCATAAAAAATACCGTGCGTATCCAGCACGGCTTCCAGCTTCTGCTCAACAGACAAATCTTTGCTGTCTGTGTACAGTTCGATATTCACACTGCTGACCTTCAGATAAACCTTCCCATCTGCGGAAAAGTTATCGCTCTGGGGCAGAAGGTAGCAAATGAACGGAGGATCAGGGGATTCCCCTTCCGCAAAATGGTCATAAGCAAAAGGGATGCCCGTTTCCTCTAAAAGTCTTACCAAATCATCCATTTGTCAGGCTCCTCTCAATCTCACGCTCCAGCTGCTCAATTCCAGCCTCTTCCGCAGCAGCAATGTGGGGCCTTGCAGCAACCCGGCCTCCGCCGCGCTTCGCATGGCCATACTCCAGCAGATGAGCAAGCTGATACCGGTTCCGTGAATGCACGGTTACCTGCAGGGCATTGGAACTTTCCTTTGTAGTCTTCACAGCCCAGCTTTTGGCATAATCCCCGGTATTCCTTGGAGCGCTGGTTTCAATATCCTTCCGGACAGTTGTCGCCGCTTTCTTTACCGCCGATTTCATATCTTCTGCGGCCAGATCTGCATATCCTTCCAATTCCTCCATCACCGCCGCAGAAAGCTGGCTGATAGAAATTTCCTTTCCCATCCTACCGCCTCACTTTCTCACAGGACAGCTTGATGCTTTTGCGCCTGTAATTCATGTGATCCACAGCGGCGATATTATAAAGTTCCCCATTGAACTCTACACGGAAATGGGTGCTGTCAATTTCAGCCGCCTTTTTACACCAACGGATCGTAAAATCAATATTGGAGTCATCTACCACCATCCCTGCATCCGTCTGTTCTTTCCCAGCCTCGCCGCTGACGGTCGCATAACAGGTATAGAAAGGCTTCCATTCATTCCGGCGGTTTCCGATGGCATCGGTGACCACCGTATTCTTTGAAATGAAAATCCTGACATTCAACAGTTCAATTTTCATCAGAAAGCCTCCTTCCTTGAGCCAAACAGGAGGGAGCGGATTGTCAGAGCCAAATCATGATGGTCCGCTTCCTCCCGGTGTTCATAGAAATATGCGGCTGCATACATGACAGCAACTTTTACGGTCTCATCCTTTTCTAAATCCGCTGTCTCATCCACCCGGAGAATATCCCGGCAAATCTGCTCGGCAGATGCTATAAAGCCCGTAATCAACTGGTCGTCATCTTCATAATCAACCCGGAGATACTGTTTCATCTCTTCCAGCGTTACCACCATCATCCTCACCTCCAATAGGGAGGAAGGGCATGGACGCTACCTTCATGCCCCTCCATAGCTATCTGTATCCTTAACCCGCAGATCCGGCTTTCTGTACCAGCACCTTAACAGCCTCCGGCAGGATCATCTTTCCATCTACTCTCTGGGAGCCAAGGAAACCTACCTGACCGTTTGCCGCATACAGTTCGTTGAGGCGTTTAAAAGAGCGCCCCTGACGGTCTGCAATCCAGTAATAAGAGAAATCACCAAAAGCAATGGTCTTCGCCCCGGCCGCGATGGCAGGCATATAAGTAGAGGTTTTCACCGGCCGGCCAAGGATCGTGTCCGGCGTACCGGCTACCAGGGACGGCTGCCACAGGTACTGCCCATTATTATCCTTCAGCTTACGGATGGCTTTGATGGTTGAATCATTTAAAATCCACACCGCATTTTTACGGTACGGAGATTTCAGAGAATAGAACAGATCCATCAGTTCATCTGCTGTCACCGCAGTGGCGGATGCAGCCGTCACACCAGTTTCCGCACCACCAGAGGCAGCCAGGATTCCCAGAGGCTTTCCGGTACCGTCCCCAGTAAAAAAGGCTTCCTCCTCTTTGGTTCCGATTCTCCTCGCAAACTCCCTGGCAATATAGGACTCCAGGTCAAACACACTGTCATTTAACAGTTCCTCGGAAACCTTAATCATTGTCCCCAGCTTGTAGGCTCCAATGGATACCTGCGCAAAGGAGTCATCGCTTTCCGTGTAGGCTCCTTCCTCATCAATCCAGGAGGCAGTTCCCTTGGATGCCACCACCGGGATCTTCCGATCACCGCTGGAGGTCTGGATCACATTGGCAAGCTGGCGGAAGATGTTTTCTTCTTCCAGCTCCTCTACCAGAGTACGCTCATATTCATCCGGTACCAGATAACCGCCCTCAGAATCTGTTCCGATCTGCAGCGCATTCACTACAGAAGGCATCGGTGCTTTGGAACGCATCATGTTCCAAAAGTTTGTACGGTACTCATCCGCTGCACGGCCGGTCTTAGTCTCCTCCTTGCCGCTCATGGGCTTACCCGTCAGGGGCTTGTTCACCGGGCGGTTCAGTTCCGCCTCCAGCGCCTCCTGACGTTCCAGGCGGGCAATCTCCTTGCCCAGGTCGGTGATCTCCTGCTCCATACGGGTGTAGGCAGCATCATCCTCGGCAGACAGGATGCCTTTATCGTTTCTATGGGAATCCAGAAATGCCTTTGCGGCTTCCCAGGCTTTGGCGCGCTTCTCGCGCAGTTCAAGAATTGTCATTGTGGTATCCTCCTTAATTTTTCAAAAGATTGAGCCGCTCGTAGAGACTGTCTACGGAGCGGCCCTTGGGTTTGGAATCTTCAATTTTCTTAGGTTTGGTCCTGCACTTGGCTGCAATCTTATCCATGAGAGAATTGACCACAGCGGCTTTGGAATACAGCATGGACACCGCAGGCGGCTCCATGTCCTCCGGTACATCGGAGCGTTTGAGAATATCATCAGCAAAGCCAAGCTCCACCGCTTTGTTTGCGTCCATCCAGGTCTCAGCGTCCATCAGATGGGACAGCTTGGCGCGGGACAGCCCGGTCTTGATTTCATAGGCGTTGATGATGGAATCCTTCACGCTGCCAAGCATCTCGATGGCTTTCTGCATCTCTGCGGTATCACCCATGGCCACAGTCATGGGATTGTGGATCATCATCATGGACACCGGCGATACCAGCACCTTCGTGCCAGCCATCGCAATAACCGAGGCGGCGCTGGCTGCGATACCATCGATTTTCACAGTTACGTTGTGCGGATAATCCATCAGCATGTTATAGATCTGGGCAGCCGCTACGCAGTCGCCACCGGGGCTGTTGATCCAGACCGTGATGTCTCCGCTTCCGCCCATCAGTTCCTCTTTAAAAAGCTGCGGCGTGACATCATCGTCGAACCAGCTTTCCTCGGCGATGGTGCCGTTCAGGAACAGCGTCCGTTCCGCCGGAGCTGTTTCCGCCTGGTTCTTCCACTTCCAGAACTTCTTCATCGGAATCTTCCTCCTTTCCGTCATCGCTAACTTCGGTATTTGCAAAAGCCCCGGCGTTTCCAAGCGGGAGCATATTGCCATTGATAAGGTACAGATCTCCGCCTTTCTCGGCAGGGATGCGGTCCATGTTCTCCAGTTCCCGGATGTCGTTGGCGCTCATCCAGCCGTTCTGCCTTGCGGTGGCGTAGCCGGTCATCCTGCTGGCATAATCGCCCCGGAGCAGCCCCTCCACTATAATGGTCTCATAAATTAAGACACTTTTTCGGACAATTTTTAATGAATCTGATATACTAAAATCAATACGAAAGAGAGGATTCATTACTATGTCCAGACAAAGAAGAAGTTTTAGCGCCAAATTTAAATCAGACCTTGTGATTGAACTGTTAAAGGGTGAGAAAGATCTCAATACCCTTGCCGCGGAAAATAACATCCAGCCAAACCTGTTGCGGAACTGGAAAAAAGAGTTCCTTAACAATGCTTCCCTTGTGTTCGATGACAAGCGTGAGGAAAACCTCAAAGAGAAACTTGCCGAAGAACGGAAAGAGAAAGCGGCGTATGCTAAGAAAGTCGGTCAGTTAACCATGCAGGTGGACTGGCTCAAAAAAAAATCTGAAGAAATTTGCGGACCTGACTACGAGAGTAAATTTAGTCCAAAACCTTTTGACGACTAAAGAACTCCCCGCTTCTGTTGGTGCCCGGCTTCTTGGTATTAATCGTACCAGCATTTATTATAAAAGCACGCCTGTTTCTGAAGAAGAATTGGCCTGTAAGGAGATCATTGACCATCTGCATACAGATAATCCCACCTGGGGTGCCAGGCAAATGTCTGCGCAGCTGAAAGCCCGTGGATATCAGGTCGGCCGACGCAAAGCAAGGCGTTATATGAATGAGATGGACATTTATCCCATTTATCCGAAAATGAATCTTTCTAAGCGGATGCAGCAGGCCAAGGTATGTCCCTATCTCCTGCGTAATGCGGTGATAGACAGGCCAAACCAGGCATGGTCCATTGATATTACCTATGTTCCCATTCGGAGAGGGTTCCTGTATCTGACAGCCGTGATCGACTGGTACAGCCGCTGTATTGTCGGTTGGGAAGTAGATGATACTCTTGATACAAGGATGGTGATCAACGCCCTGAAAAAGGCCTTCAAAGTAGCGAAACCGCAGATCCTGAATTCTGACCAGGGATGTCAATTCACAAGTCAGCAATACATTGACTTCGTAAAGGAAAATGGGATCCGCCAGAGCATGGACGGGAAAAGCAGGTGGGCAGATAACATCATGATTGAGCGCTGGTTCCGCAGCTTCAAGTATGAAGAAGCTTATCTGACGCAATATAACAACATCCGTGAGGCAAGGAGTGCCATCGGGAAGTATATCCATACTTACAACTTTGAGCGCCGTCATTCCGCACTCGACTACCAGACACCGGCTGAATGCTACTATCCGGCAATGTTGTTGCCATATGTAGCTTAGCATATATGGGAATGGGAGTATTCCACCGTCCTATACCTCATCCCTGTAACTTATCCACCGTATCAGTTCATTATAAAAATCTTAGATTTTTGTCTTGACAACTGAGCCACTATAA